ATCCAGATAACGTATCTTTCAAAAGTTTCTTTACATTTGAAAACGTTGGTGGAACAAAATTAAGAATACACGGTAAGCCATTAACTAAATATGGACAGCCTTGTGATGTTGCTGCATTCCCATTTGAGTATGACAGAATGTATTTCAACACATTTATTTATGATGGACCAGCTACAACTGCTGACTTTATCGTAGCTGATGCATGTAACATTGTTGCAACTTCTTCTATCATCCAAAATTCTACTTACCCTTCAGGACTCGCTGCTGAATGGAAGCAAGCAGAAATCAACTACTATAGCTACCAAGCTGGGTACTTGAAATCTCTATATAGAATGGGAGGATACAATGAGAACTTTGAATCTTATGTATCTGATGGAGTTGTTTATGATAGCTACTATATCAGATTTAATCAATTTGACAAAGGTGCATACCAATGGGGTGATTACATTCACCAAGATTCTATCGTAATGATAGCTGTACCTAACGCTGACACTGATGGTGGAAGTGGTATAGCTGCTGACGTAGAAACTGTTTTAGTTGCTGCTCTTGGTGCTGTTGTTGATAATAATACTTGTATTACAACTACAACTACTACAACTGCTGCATAAGGGAGAAACTACCTAACACAATACTAACCTAATCTAATACCAGAGAGGCGAGGATAACGCTCAATCCTCTGGTATTTTTTTTTTAAATAAAACTTATGGCAGCCAATTTTCAGTTAGATCTTATTGTTCCTCCTAGTTACAGTGTAAAATTACTTGCTGTTACAGATGCGTCTATCTATCCAGATACACCACCTGTTGTATCATCACCAAGTATTGAAATTCAGGTTCCAGGATTCGGAACCAAGATATTACCTTTTGTACCTTTAGAGACAAACATTTTTGCATCAGATACCTTAGGTATTACTGAAGCTGGATGTAAGCAAGACCTCCCAGATGGTATCTACCATTTGAAGTATTCTGTGGCACCTGCATATTTAAACTATGTTGAGAAAACAATTATGCGTATAGATAAACTTCAAGAAAAGTTTGATTCTGCATTTTTAAAACTTAACATGTTGGAGTGTGCAAGTGAATTAAAAACACAATCAAATGTTACATTAAATACAATTAACTTTTTTATTCAGGGTTCTTTAGCAGCTGCTAATAACTGTGCTGAGAAAGAAGCATTAAAACTATACAGTCAAGCTAGTAACATGCTTGATACATTTATAAAATCAAACTGTGGTTGTACAGGAAACAACTATAGAGTAAACTTCATTTAATATGGCACAGTGTGCAGGATGTGGAGCTAAGGTGGGATGTAGCTGTAGACTAAGTAATGGTCTGTGTGCAACCTGTCAAGCGAAATTAAAAGAAAAGCAAGGTAAAAAGTAAGATATATATGTTATCACCAAGATTAACCAATTGCAAAGGATGTGCAGACATTCCTGATTTACTTAGAAGAATAGACTGTAAATTAGCAGAGCTAGGGAACAACTTATACAACAATGTTGTATTTATGTTGAATAAACCTATAGCGGTTACTCAGATCTCAGAACTTTTAGTATACAAACGTGTACTAATGTTTAGATATTGTGATACACATTATGCCACTAGATGCCCAGAAATAAGTACAGAGGATATTGCTAGCAAGGTTATTCGTCTTACTGCTGGTTACGTTTCATTCTGTAATGAACCAACTGTATGTGAGATAACTACATGTGCTATTACACCATGTCCTAATCCTACAACTACTACTACTAGTACATCTAGTACAAGTACAACTTCTACAACTTCTACAAGTAGTACCACAACAAGTACAACAACACTTAATTGTAACTTTACTGGTGTAATTGATTGTAGTATTACAACAACAACTACTACCACACCTCCTCCTACAACAACCACTACAACCAGTTACTTCCCAGATGCATTTGGTGTACCATGTCTTTGGTCTACTGATGGTGGTAATCCAGGAAGTGTAGCTGTATATGACTTTGATACTAACACAAGTACAACTGTATTAGTTCCCAATGACTTTACTGAGACAGTGGGTATTGAAAGACCTATTTGTGCTACAGAAGATAAACTATGGTTATCTAGTATAGTTAATCAACGTGCTGGTAGTGGATCATCTGGTATGCTGAACCATGTATATATTAGAGAGTGGGATATAGATGCAACTGGTGCACTTCCTATACTAACTTATGTAAGAGAGATAACAGTTCGTATAGGAGAGGTATATAGTGTTAATCTTTCAGGAACTTCTGTATGGGCTATGACTGCAAAAGATAATGATACACTTATTATTGGAACAGGCTATGAATTCGCTCCACCACCACAAGAGGGTACTGGTGGTCTTGGTAGAATCTATCTTAATGAATTTAGTATTGCAGCTGCAGGAGATATTTCAATTTTTGGAACTGATATATCTAATGAGTGGGCAGGTAGTCCTGGAATAGGTAATGCAAATAAGTTGAGTAATATTACTTATACAAATTCAGGGCAGTTAGTAATGGGATATAGACTAGATCTTAAGCCTGATGGATCAGGTTTTGCAGGTCTTGTAGGTAACTACCTCAAAGTATTCCCTGTAACTCCATCTAGTCCTGAATTTGAAAATTACAATACAGCTATTGCTTCACGTAACCTCCAGTTAACTGGAATTCCAGACTTTTCAGAAAGTTATAATGGACCAAAAGATGTACCTTTCTGGGGTGTAAATGGAGTAGCACAATTGTTACAACCAGAAACTTTAGAGGTTTACACACTAGATCAATTACCTCCTTACAATTTTACACTTGCCAATAGTGTAACCAGTTCTAATGACTGGTTAAGTTCAGCTACACATTGTTCTAACATTGAATTTGAAACAGCAGATACTCCTGATTGTGGTGTTGCTTACTTCCCTCCTTTCTTCTTTGATTCAGAAGGTAATCCAGCTAGACCGAGTGTCGGAGGTGTATATGATCCTACTCCTCAGACATTTACATATCAAGGAATGACTTGTACAGCAAGTATAGCAGAGAATGTAGACGCATTTGATCTCGTACAACCACTTGGCATAGTTTCAGGACATTTAGGCCAATCTGGATCATCTCTTACTTCACCGTGTAGTGGACTTCTACGACCATCATCTGAAGGACAAGCTGTAACTGCATTTGTACAAGGTGATAACTTTAGTATTACAATTAATTTCCCTGTACCAGTTAACAACATTGCAATTAGAGCTGGTGTTCTAAATAGTAATGTAGATGGTACAGATGGAGATGTATACTATGTAGAAACTAATGGTGGAACTCCAACACTTTCTATAAATCAAGGGTGTTACGTTCAAGTTGATAGTAATAGACTATGGGGTGGGGTACAAAATCCTTTTGTGCCTTCTCAAGAACCTATTTACAATGAAGGGGATGGAGAGTTTAAAGTTACTGCTCCTGCTAACTATACATCTATGACTATATATGGTAATGCACCAAGTGGTGGGGACTTATTCTTAGGATGTCCTAGCCCAGCTCTGAATTGTAATAGAATATATACAACTTTGGATACATATGACTGTAATGACAATCCTGGAATATGTGCTCCTCAAAACAACTTTCCAGATGCTTCAGATGCTATATACAGGGTCTTCCAGTCACACAATATTGTAACAGGTACTTTAGAACCAATAGTATTACCACCAGGAAGTGCTTTCACAGTTCCTAATAGTTGTGTTAGTGAAAATTATATGGCATGGACAATCAGCGTAGATGATGACCAAAATATATCGACCTATAGGTTTGCCAGACTTCAGTATACTCCATCAGCAAGTGGGGTACCTGAAAATCTTTCTTGGGATGGAATAATTTATGAACTTGATCCAAATGATTTACCTGATCCATTCGGAACAGTCAGGTTTCCAGGGGGAATGTCTACAATCAATGATAATACTTTTGTTCTTAATTATAGATTAGCCGGAGGAGCAGGTAAAAGGGTGTTTGAAGCTTCATTTGTACCAGGATCTAATGTTTTAGCAGTAAGTCTACAATTTACAATACCTGAACCATTTAATGGAGGTAGTGAGCATGTAGTAACTCTTAACGAAGATGGAACACCAAGTAAATATATAGCTTTACGATCAAATGAACCTATAGTAGTTTCACAATTTGATTATGCTACAGGTAACTTTGAAGGTGATACTATGTTATCTGGTCCAGGACTAGTTCCTGACAGCTATAGGACTTCAGGAGACATGTGTGTAATTGGTGAGTTCCTATATATTACTGCAAGACGTTTAGATACTAATACTACTGAGTTATGGAAGGTTAGTTTCAATACACTAGAATGGAGCATTGCAGAGTCTGATAATAGTTATAATGGTGGAAGTTCAGGAAGTAAACCAAGCTGTAGAATAAGTGACGGATTTAATTTTTCAAATACTACCACTACAACTACAACTCAACCTGGGCAAACAACAACAACCACTACCACTGTAACACCTGGTGTAAGAACAATATTCACTACGTTTTCCGTAAAAATTAATCCATCATAATATGCAATCAATACAAGAAATAGAAGATAAGATTTTAGAGCTGCATAAACAATATCCTAATGCTACAGGTATAGGTTGGGGTAAGAAGATTGTAGATGGAGTGGACACTGGGGAATTTGCTTTTCAAATAGCAGTTCCAAAAAAGAAACCACTTTCTGAAATCCCAGCAAATGAATTAATCAGTGCTGAAATTGATTTAGATGGTGTAAAAATAAAAACTGATATAATAGAAATATCTATAAATCAACGTATGACTTGTAGTAATAGTTGTAGTAATGTAAATCCTGGTCCACATAATGCAGCAAATAGAGCTTATACAAGACCTTTAAAAGGTGGAATAGCTGTATCAAGTAGAAACAATGATTCAACTGTAGGAACTCTAGGAGGTTTTGTAGTACACAGTGATACTGGTGGTTTAGTTGGTTTAACAAACAATCACGTTTCAATCAATGATGCTTTCTTTACATCCGATAGAGATAGTACTGGCTTTTTATTAAATGACTCATATCCTGTAAATAGAGTTTACAATAATGTATTCGGTCCTTCTACTCCTTCTAGTAATAACTTCGGAGTAAGTTTAAGATATGTTCCTATACATTCTATTGCTTCAGGAGAAGTAAATCAAGTAGATGCTGCTATATGTTCAGTAGCAGAGGAAGACTTCTCATCAACTGCTTCTTGGCTACAAGTAGGACTAGAATCAATAATGGGATCAGACGCTCCACCTTTTGCTAGTACATCTGAGTTAGATAATATACTAGCTACAAACCCTCCTTTATATACAGCTGGTTATAGAACTGGTCCTAAAGGATTAGAGCCTGATTGTCCTTTAAGAGTGAGTGCAAGTCCTCAACTTGTAACTCCAATATGCTATCAAATGCAAAATCCTGAACAAGCTGATTTACAACTTCTATGTGTTGATAGTGATTTTTCTATACCATGTACATTTACAAGATCTATCCAGTTTGTAAAACCACCACAAGAAACTCCTAATGCTCAAACTCCAGGCTGTACAAACCCTATATTTAGTGGTGATTCTGGATCTATGTTATTAGCAGATTTTAACGGAACTATTAAAATAATAGGACTAGTTTATGCTGGTGCTGGTAATCCTGTAATATATGGTATGGCATGTAGAATAGATGATATTGTAGCTCAGTTAGGAATAGAACAATATGTAACTCAAGGTGGAGTAGGAAATATTTCAATGATAGATCCTAACAGCATCCAATATATAACTGTAGATGGAGCAAGTGATCAAAAAACATTAACTTGTGATAATATAGAATACTGGCAAACAGGATTTACAGATACATTAGAAAATAATTGTCCATAAAACAAACAAATAAAATAATAAAATTATGTCAACACAAAATTGCTCAAATTGTTACAACGGCTGTACTGAAATTACTTCAGACAAGTGCGTTAAATATACAGGAGTAGATGTTCCTATACTAGGAATAAAAACTGGAGACTCTCTATCTTTTGTAGAGCAAGCTCTTATTACCTTTTTAGGTTCTACTCTTGATGGTACAGGTATACAACCTGTAGTTCCTGCATCGGATATATGTCCTATAGTAGATGCTAATCTAAATGAATGTAGCCCTCTATCTTTAAATAACTATCTAACTGGTATAATAAAAACTATCTGTGATTTAAATGAACAGATATCAAATATAGAAGGTGCTAATCCTTCTATAGTTTATAATGTAGAATGTGTACAAAATGTTCAAGATACATCTAGTACATCAGATGTGCTACAACAAACCATAGTAAAGTTATGTGAAGTTGAGCAGTCACTGAATACTTTTATTACCGATGTTACTACTAACTATGTACAAATTGTTGACATAAATACATACATAGAGAACTATTTAAACACTAATCCTGCAGAACAGTTGTTTAGTAACAGAATGGTTCCATTTTCTGCTCAGCCTTATTTTGGATCATTATCACCATTTGATGCATCTGGTGCTGGTATAGGTGTATGGGATAGAATATTCTTATGTAATGGAAATAATGGAACACCAGACCTTAGAGGAAGAGTTGCAGTAGGAGCTACTGATATGCCAGGAGCCTCTATGGATAGTACTGTCAACCCAAGTGTTGGTGGTAATCCTACATATAACTTAAGTGATCTAGCAGGATCAAATCAAGTCGTATTAACTACAGCACAAATTCCTTCACACATACACACAGGAACAGTAAGTGCACCCACTCCGTCAACTCACACACATCAAATGCTAGTTAAGCCAGGAGTCATGGGACAAGGAGGAGCTACTGTATATCAAGACTATTCTAATCCTGGAGGAGCAGGAGAAGGAAATAGAAGAACAATGGATCAAGGTGTTGCTGGTGTTGGTAGTTATGAATCAGCATTTACAGAAGCTGAAGGGAATCATTCACACACTATTACTATTAATCCAACTGGTGGAGGTTTAGGTCATAACAATTTCCAACCAGGAATAGGAGCATATTATATAATTTACATACCTTAATACTAAAACTATGGCATACTTAGCTACAAATCCTTGTTGTACAGATATAACATTAAACTCTACTTGTGGATGTTCAAGCACCACAGTTGCTGATCCATGTAAGACTGGAGTGCATTATTCAAAGTCTATTACATATAATGGACCCATATTACCATGTTCTAATGTAGAACCTTGTGACGATTTAAACGTTGCTTTGTCTAAAATTGATGAACTTCTTTGTATATTGAAGACTCAACAAGTAACTAACACATCAGATATTGCTACACTTAAAGAACAAGTGATACAAATAAATCAAACACTAAATACTTGTTGCCCATAAGATGGAAGCATTTATAAAACTAACTACTGCAGGAAATAACACTGGACCTTTCAATCTGTTCTCAGATGTAGATGGGTTCACTTCTGCTTTTGAAACTGGAATAACTAAAACTCAATTACTAGCTGGTTATACAACATCAGCTGTTACTGATTTTACTACTATAATTAAAGTAGCATCAGATTCATTATGTGAGAATAGTTTTGATATTATATTACAGCAAACAACTACTACCACAACAACAACACCATAATTATGGCTTTAATAGAAATAACATTAACAATAGACGGACAAGCAGGACCATTTGATTTATTTTCAAATGTAGATAACTATGTACAAGCTTTTGCTACACAAGTACCTGCTGCAAGTTTAACTGCTGGATATCTAGTAGTAGCTCCTGCAGGAACCTCTACTGTTAAAGTTTGCTCTACAGGAGTGTGTACTAATTGTGTAAGTATTCCTACTAACTGTCCTACAACAACTACAACTACTAGTTCTAGTACATCAACTACTACAAGTACTTCAACCTCAACATCAACTACTACTACAGAAGTTCCACCAAACCAATTTAATTGGGAGCTTATAACAAATACACCAGGATCATTAACTGCACCAGCATTCCCACAAAAATCTATTTTAACAATTACTATTAATAGTGTTGAAGTGGTAAATGTGGCTATTACAGGAACTGCATCCTCTGCAAGTGGATCAGTAGATATACTACCTGGAGATATTGTAGCTGCTACTGTCTTTACTCAAAGAGAAGGTATGTATAACTTTGTCCATACAATAATAAAAGATGGTATATTATATCAAGCACAAGATACATGTAATGATTGTTTTGATGATTATACTACTGCTCTATCTCCAAACTTTGTAGGAGCAGGAGTAGATGTAGATTTCTCTTTTGTAGCTGATACTTACAAAGAAGAAGCTACAACTACTACTACTAGTACTACTGTAGCACCTACAACAACAACTACAACAAGTAGCTCTTCTTCAACAACAACAACAACCACTACTTGTGATTGTTCATTAAATGGGGCAACTGCAGTAGTAACAGCAGGAACAACTACTACACTAGTACCTGTTACAACAACTACTACAACTACTTCTGGTTCACAATTACAATCTGCATTAAGATCTAGTCAATCTAGTAGTAACCTTGTTGTTGGTATTTGTAACTATAATTTAAACACATTTACTTTTAAAAGTGGAGGATTAACACCAGCAATTGGAGACACTCTTTATAATCTAGCTGGTACTCCTGCTACTCCTGGTCAATCAACATTCAACGGATTGAATAATTACTGGCATTATTTTTCATCTCTTCAACCTGCTGGACAAGTAACTTACACTATAAGAGTAGGAACAGGTGGAATAATTTCATACGTAGATACATGCTTTGCTTAAAATAATTATATATGGCACAAACAATAAACATAAAATTAACTTCTGCAGGTGCCTGTGCTGGCCCTGTTGATTTATATTCGAATGCAGATTTTTATCAAACTGCCTTTGCTACTAATATATCTATTACTGTATTAACTAGTCCACTAGGATTTAATACGTCTGCTTCTCCAGCTGGTACTACTATTGTAAGACTACAAAATAGTGCAAATAACCTTCTATGTGGTGAGAACTTTGTAGATGTAACTATAACATAATAAACTAACAATGACAGTATTAATACAAGCTAGTAATATAGGAAGTGATGCTGGACCCTTTGACTTATTTTCTCAAGTTAATGGATATACAGAAGCTTTTGAAACTGAAATAACTTCAGTACAATTGCTTGTAGGTTTTGTGTCTTACAATGTTCCTGATGGAACTACATCTATAAGGATAGTATCAGTTAATCCTAATTGTAATAACCATGAAGATATAGTTATTAATATTCCACCTGTCTGTACAAATAAAACAATAGTTTTTCAACTATGTAATACTAGTGCTACTGTACAAGATGACTTTGATATACTTTTAAATGGTGTAAAGATAGGAGATGTAAGTTTAAATCAAAGTGCACAAGTAGGATCAGTAATGGTTGGAAGTAATGTTACTCAAGTTATAACACAACCAGACTTTGCTTGCCCTTTAAATAATATGCAGCTGTTCTTTTTTGATCCTGATCTTATATCTTACAGAAACACTGTAACAATGAAAAACACTCAGAACAATGGAAACGGTAATGTAGGAACACTTTCAATAAGAAACTATGATGTAGTAGGTAACTCATTAGAAACACCTTGTGCAGTTGATGACTTTAATTTTAGTGGAAGCTCTGGAGATAGCTTTAATTTTACATGGATACACAGTAAATGTTGTAATGATTTTAACCCATAAAAAGTTCTCTTTTGTTGGTTTTAGAGAACTTCTCCTAGGGGCTAAATAGCCCTTGGGAGTTTTTATTTATAATCAAACTAATTATAAAGAATAACTCTGATGATTAAGTTTTTTATGTTTAGTCAAATAATTTATCTATCTTTACCATATTTACTAATTAAATACAGGACAAATGGCTGAAAATCAAAGTCTTCTTAATGACCTAAAATCATTATTGAAGAGAAAAAGAAGCAAACAGTGGTATGCAGAACAATTAAATATAACACTGTCTGAAGTAAATGAATTATTAAAAGAGCTGAGAGGAAAGAATGTAGATGAAGGAGAAGAGTTTTTAAATGAAATAACTCACAGTAAAGAATTTGAACAAGCATTGCGGAAGGTAAGCAATGATAAAGGAACAATAGAAAGTACAATAACTCTAGATTATGAACCTAAGAATGATATAGAGTTAGCACAATTACACAAGATAGATCTAGAAAAGTATATAATTACTAACTACTGGTCTAAAGTACTTCCAACTGGTAAGTTTACATCTTCGATCTTTTCAAAAAGAAAAGGTCCACAAGATTATACAGCTGATGATTTCAGCAAGTTCCTAGAGAACTATAAATCAAACTACATCCCTATTTCTTCTCCTAAACTAGATAACGATAAATCTCTTGTAGATATTGAGTTATCTTTATCTGATTACCATCTAGGTAAACGATATGTTGATGGAGATAATGATCCAGAGACTAGAGCTACAAGATTTATACAGATAGCAGAAGCTTTAACACATAAAGTTAGATCTGTTTATGATATAAATAAAGTAGTGTTTCCTATATCTAATGATTTCTTTCATACAGATAATTATCAAAACACTACAACTAATGGTACTCCACAGGATATAATCTTAGATTATGCTTCAGAGTATGAGATGGGATTTAATATTCTAGTAGATACTATTAAGATGCTTAAGACTAATTCTAAGCATGTTGAGGTTATTCTAGTACAAGGTAATCATGATAGAACTAAATCATATTATCTAGCTCATGCTTTAGATATATTCTTTAAAAAAGATGATAACATATCATTTGTTAGAGAAGAAGGATTAATTAAAGCTACTGTGGTAGGAAGTACTTTTATTGGTTTCCATCACGGTAACTGTAAAATTGATGCTCTGCCTTTATTGTTTGCAACACATCCAACTTATAGTAAATGGTTTGGAGATGCTAAATATAGAGAAGTTCATACAGGTGATAAACATCACTATATGGCAAAAGAAATAAAGGGAGTAAGAATACAACAAATGCCTAGCTTATCTGGAACAGATAGGTGGCATAAAGATAATAATTTCGTACATAGTGTACGAGCTGCTTTAGCCCTAGTATACGATAGTAAGGTGGGAAAGGTAGCTGAATTTGAAGAAAGAATATAGATATGGCAACAAAATATGGAAAGCCTACACCAGGCAAGAATGTAAAAGCTCCTAAGATTCGTCCTTATAATATGAAAAAGAATTATATGAGAGAGGCTGATCAAATGGGAGGCATACTAGGATTCGGTAATTACAGAAACAATAAGTAAAAATGGCAACACTAAGAAAATTAGTTTCAGATGTGCGATCAATGCACAAGATTTTATCAACAGACGCACTTATAACAGATCGAGCAATCGCTTCTGAAGTTAAGAATACTGCTCAATTGTTAATTAAAAGAGAAACTAATTTAAGAAAGCTATGGGCAAGTGACACCTTGTTTACTACAATACCTTGTCTAGAGATGAAAGAAGTACCTATCTCTGAATGTTGTGAGTATGCAGATGAGTGTACAGTGTCAAGAACAGTGTTTAAGTTACCTAGGATCTCTGAAGGTAACTATCAATATGTAATTCAAGGTGTTTATTCTATAGATGCCATGGGTGGAAAAGGTACTAAATTAAAAGAAATAACAATTAATAGATATATTAATTTATTAAAACTACCTATAGTAAAAAATGATTATTACTTTTGGATATCTAATGGATACCTCTATGTAAATAATCCTTTATTAAAAGCAATAAGGTTGGCAGCATTCTTTGAAGAAGATGTGCCTAACGAAATCATGTATCCAGAATGTGGATGTGGAAGTCCTGAATATACAGATGAAGAGTATTGTAAAAACCCCTTAGATAAGGAGTATGCACTACCTGGCTATCTAGAGCAACAAGCGTTATCTTTAACTTCTCAAAAGTTATTATCAACATACTTCCAAATTAAAGATGATATGAGTAATGAAGGCATAGATGGACAAGCTCCAAATGCTCAACCTACAAACTAGAACTATATATGTCAAGAGTAGCAGTTGACTGGAGAAGTGCAAGTAAAAGCAACTACGAAGACTTCTCTAAAAAGAACCCCTTAATATCTCTTACTTTTGATGAGTGGAGAAATATTTTATATGCATTTAATGAATCATTTAAATACTATATCTTAGAAACAGGAGAGAAAGAAAAGCTACCTACTGGATTTGGAGAGTTTTCTATTAATAAAAAGAAAAGAAGAAGAACTAAAGGAATTAACGGTAAGGAGTTTGTAAACCTTCCTATTGACTGGCAGAAAACCAGAGAAAAAGGAAAAGTCATATATAACTTTAATTACCATACAGAAGGATATTTCTTTGGCTGGATGTGGTTTAAACAAAGTGCTAGATTTAGAAACTCTGATCTATGGTACTTTAAACCATCTAGAAGAACTTCAAGAGATCTTTCTCACTACCTAAAAGCAGATAATAAATACCAACACATATATCATGAATGGAAAAAATAACTTATGTCATACTATTATAAATACGATTTTGTATCCCCAGAACCATTATATGCAACAGTAAAAGAAGAACTTAAAAGTTATTTTGATACTGGAGCTGTAGATGATTTATTATTTCCTACTTACCTAGACAAATGTCTTAGGAAGATGGGTAGGACTACATTTCAAATCACTACTGATATTTTGTTTATAGAAGATTTTCAAGCAAGACTTCCTGATAACTTTTATGCAGTGAGAGAAGCATGGATGTGTGCTGTGGTACAAGGAAATCCTTACCCTGCTGCATCTTCTTTATACACTCAAGCAGTTAATGCTACAACTATTCAAGTGGCTCCTCTAACAATAGGAGGAACTCCTTGTGATAATCCTGAGTGTCAACATCCTAGTTGTGATGGTACATGTATGCCTACAGTTGTTCAAGCTGTATATAAAACAAACAGTGAGATTCCTAGAACTTGGAGAAGATCTTATTTACTAAAACCAGGAAACATATCTGCACGTAAAAGTTGTAATTTATCTTACACCAACTCTTGGTCAGAGTTTAATCAATTAACTTTAGCAGGTCGTGAATTTACACCTGGTGCATCTTCCTTTGACTCTTTTGATATTAGAGATAATAAATTTGTAACAAATTTTAGATCAGGAACAGTACACTTAGTATTCTATGCAACAGATTATGATAAAATAGGTAATCAATTAGTACCTGATAACTTTCGTGTTAGAGAATATATTGAATCATTTATTAAATTCAAAGTGTTTGAAACTCTTACAAATCAAACAGTAGATGAAACATTTAATCAACTACAAACTAAGCTTCTTTATCATAAACAAATAATGGATGAGGCATGGGTAATGGCAGAAATAGAACTTAAAAAAGAGACAGCTTATCAAAAGCAAAGAAAAATTGCTACTGACTTAAATCGTTTTAACCAATATGAACTACCAGATGCAAAATCTCAAGTATCAGGTAGATATTCAAATAGATATTGGAGACGTAATGGTTTTAATTAATATATATGGCTACTAGAAAAGAAAGAGACGACACTGCTTCAGGTTTAAGTGCGGCTAAGAAAAAAGTTGCTGCAGCTAAGAAGATGGAATCTTCTCAGAAAGGGCAAGTAAGGATGGAGTTTAATCAAGCTCAGTCTGGACTTAACATGGACAGTACAATTAACCAGGTGAAAACAGGAAACCTCACCTATGCCTTAAATGCAACTGTTGAAAACTTTGATTCTAGTTCTATTAATTATCAAAACGAACCTGGTAATGAACCTTGTTTTAGTTTTCCTGATGGTTATGAACTTATAGGAAAACACACTATTCCTGAGAAAAAGAAAAACATATTCTTTTTAGCAAACCCCTTAACTGGTGGAAGTGAAATTGGCTTTATGTTTAATAATGATTGTCAATATCGCAAGCTAATTAATGCTCCATGTTTAAACTTTAGTGTTGATCACCCTATACCAAAGGTAGTACATAAAATAACAAACTGTACTACAGAGATATATTGGACTGATGGAATTAATGCTAGAAGATATTTAGATGTAGAAACAGATGAGAACTTACAACCAATTGGTATTCCCTATAAACTAATTTCTGGAAGTATTAATTGTGATCCTGTATATAGTGATGAACTAGACTGTAATCAATTAAAGATACAACCTAACTTTGATATACCTTTTTTAGAAGTTAATGAAGTAACTAATGTAGGATCATTAGTAGCTGGCGTTTATCAGTTTGCTATTCAATATGCTGATGCTGGAGGTAATGATCTAACATCTTATTATTCAGTAACTAATCCTTGTCCTATTGCTGATCCTCTTATAACAACAGTAAACTTTAACTATCCGGTAGGTAAATCTATTTTAGTAAAAGTATCTAACCTAGATACATCAGGACAATTTAACTACTTTAACTTAGCAGTAATTAAAACCATAAACAACATCTCTGCGGTTGAATTAGTAGGAACATATAATATTACTGAACCTAGTGAAGAAATAACTTATACAGGAACAGACCAGACAGCTATAAGATTATCAATAAATGATATATTTGAAAAGTATCCTTATTATGATATAGCTCAAGATTTAACATCGGTTCAAGATGTATTGGTGTGGGATAATTTAACATCTATAGATAGAATTAACTATCAGCAAATTGCTAGTAATATAACATTACAATGGGAAACACACAGAATCCCTGCTGATGAAAATTATGCTGATGAAGATAATGCTACAAACTTACGTGGATATATGCGTGATGAAGTGTATGCATTTGAGATAGTATTTCTTCTTAAAAATGGAAAACAGACAGACTCTTTTCATATTCCAGGTCCTGATAATCTTAATGTTCAACCTGATGTACCTAACACTAATGATGATTTTGTAGGTGAACCAGATTACTTTCAAAATGATATAGGATATAGTTCATATTGGAAGATATATAACAATGCTATAAATTTAGGTTTCTCACCAGACTATAGTTCGGCTGAGAGTTATAAAGGACCTTATGAATTCGGAGAGTTTGCATACTGGGAATCTACAGAAAAATATCCTTGTAATACAGATGTGTGGGGTGAGTTAGCTGACACACCTATTAGACATCATAAGTTTCCAGATGTATTAGTTAGTCCTATTATGGAAAGCCCTGTTATGACTTATGACGGAAATAATATGGCACCTGTTATGCAAGACAGCAATGCTGTATTTCCTATAGGAGTAAAGATTAACGACATTCAAATTAATAATTTAATAATAACTTCTGATTTAACACAAGAACAAAAAGATGATATTGTAGGATTTAAAATAGTTAGAGGAGATCGTTCAACCAATCGTTCAATTATAGCTAAAGGTATACTTAGAAATATAAATGCTTACAAAAGAGAAGGTCAAGAGTATTATTATCCTAACTACCCATACAACCAAGTTTCTGGAGAAGACTCATTTATTCAAGAGAATAATAACGCATGGAATTATAAATCTAAACCATGGCTTGTATACATGCCAGATATTGCAACCGTAGGTCTTCCAGGAATAGATCAAGATATAACAGTAAATGAAGGAGATGGTGTATTTCAATATATTAGTATCACTAATGGAAAATCTACAAAAGCAACAATATCACCTAATTGTATTATAGAAGTATGTTCTCTTACAAGACCTGTAGCTCTTACTGGAAGAATGACAATAGGTCCTGGAAATTATGATATATGGAAATGTTTTCATGGTAGTGGTTCATTTTGTGGTTGGAGATCAATAACTGAAAATCCTTTTAATAATATAAATTTTGACGGAACCTTAGAAGCAACAAAGTGGTGGTTCAGCGACATTTTTACAAACAAAAGAGGTACTGTTATAACTGATTATGATCCTGACTTTGATTATGATGGTCAATTTGATACTGATGCTGAAGGTCATGCCTTTAGGCCAGGAATTGGTACTAGACAGTGTCCAACTATTAATGGTCAGTCTGGTCGTAAACCTAAATTAAAATTAGCACCTCTTGGTAATGATGGAGTTTGTGTAAATGAAGATGGAACTAATGCTCCTAACGGTACTTATTCTCCAGGTTGTTTTTCAACCCAATGTACTGAAGGTCCTAATGGAGAAGCATGTCAATGTTGTATTGATACAGTTAATGGTGAACCATCTGGTTTTGGAGAACCTACTAACCCTCTTCCTCCAGTAACACCTCCACCTAACGATTTAAGGGACACTCTTACCCCTCAGATAGCATTGACTGATGGTGGAACTGCTGCTCTTAGTGGTACAGGTAGTCGTCAAGGAAGAAGGTCTTGTTTAAACTGTGAAAAAAATATAGAGATTTCACCTTTAGATGGTATTGATGCTGAAAGAGCAAAAGATCTTTTAGATAAATTAATATTTAATTCACCGGATACATCTTTTGGACAACCTTTCTTAGGTGGGGTACTAAAGTTAGAAAGTGTTATGGCTGGAGCAGGAAAGGCTCACTTTGTAGAAGTTAAAGACAATGCTAAGTATAAACTTCTAAGTAAAGAGGCTCAACAAGATGCTTTAAATAGTGCAGAAAGAGTAGCAGCAATGGGTAGTGAATGGAATGCTGGTGTAATGTTTACAGTATACCAATCCTATCTTACTATATACATAAATGGTATAACAAGAAAGAATTATGCAATGTCTTTCAACTCAAGAGCAAACTATGATTATTCTTTTTCTATTGACAATAATGTTAGCGGTGGTATCAAACAAAGAGAGATAGAACTTACAAGATATTTAATACCAGGTGTTCAATCATTTAATAATAATGATTCTCCTATAAATAATTGGAATAGAGAATCATCAGTATACATTAAAACTAAAACCAATGATAATTTATTAGCATTACCTCTTCCACAAGATACAAATAGTTTAGATGCTCCAGATGGAACTTCTAGTATGGTAGAGTATTCAAGATTTGCTATAGGAGAAAGTGGAGCTTGTGGTACTCCTGAAAAAGAACAAGACATAAAGGTAGTTTCCTATTATGCTTCTATGAAGAATATTATACCTAATCAGTGGGGTCAAATAAATTCATTTAAAAGAATAGATACAGGATATCAAAAACTTATAAACCCTGTAATTAAAAACGCTAATGATACTATATTTGGTGGTGATGTATTTATATCTAGATTTACATTTAAAACTAAACTACCATTCTTTATAGATAATAGAGTGGCAGCACCAGATGATTCAGATATATTCTTTGATGAGTTAGGTAATGTAGCTTATCCTAAATACTGGCATTCTGCTAGATCTATACTAAGTAATTACACAGTAACTGAAGGTAACAATGCTCCTCAAAATATGTTTAACCTTATCTCTACTAAGGCTAATTATTTAGATTGTCCTAGTGATCCTGCTAATTATACTCAAGGATCAGAAAGTGCTTATGCAGGTACAGCTAGAACATTCTATGACGGATACATGTATCTATGGGCTTATGGTGTTCCTAACTTCTATTGTGAAAGTATATACAATACAGATTTAAGACAAGCTTTTAATACTAAAGAAGGAGACTTCTGGCCTCACGTAAGTAGTGGTATTCCAGATGAGTGGTTCCAAGAAATAAATGTTCCAATTGCTCAAGATAATACTTATTATTATAATGTAACTTACTCTAAACAAAACAAAGAGAACTCATTTAGTCAACTACCTCCGGATTGGAGAGAGGAATTATGTTTTACATTTTTCCCATTCAGAGCAATTTACTCTGACTCACAATCAGATACTCCTGACAATAGAGTAAACAACTGGTTAGTATACAGAGCTCTTAATTTATTTGACTTTCCACAAAATTATGGTGATCTTATATCATTAGATGGTATTCAAGATAAAGCAGTATTAGCACGATTTGAAAATAAAGCTTTACTATACAATAAACTTTTAACTATTGATACTAGTAATCCACAAGCAGCTTATATAGGTAACCCTAGACTGTTTTCTAGTTCTCCTCCAATAGACTTTGCAGAAACGGACTTAGGATATGTAGGATCTCAACACAAATTCTTGCTCAAGTTACCATATGGTCAGATTACTGTAGATGCAAAAAGAGGACAGTTATTTCTTATAAGTGGAAATAAAGCTGTTGATCTAACAGGGTTTGGTTCAGGAGTAAACAGATTTATGACAAACAGTTTACCTTTTGAGATATTAGAATATTTTCCAGAAGTAAACATAGACAATAACTTTACAGGATTTGGACTTCACGGAGTATATGATAGTAAATTTGATAGAATTATTATTACAAAACTAGATTACATTCCTATAGATCCTTTAGTTTACTTTGATGTAGACACTCAAAATTTCTATTTGCCATCTTTAGTAGCCGGTGGACTAGATCAAGAAGTGTTCTTAAATGATAAGAAATACTTTTGTAATAAATCTTGGACTATGTCATTCGATTTTAGTACAAAAAGCTGGATATCGTTTCACACATACCTACCGAACTTTTATATAGGGGAAAACAATTTCTACTACTCAGGAATTAATGGGTGTTGTACAAACTTTACTGCTATTCTTGATACTCCAGATAGAAGTCGAATAGACAAAGAAGAACCTATTTTAGACATGCTTGTAGGAGTAGTACAGTCACCTGTTCTTATTACAACAACTACAACAAGTACTTCTAATCCTTTATTTACAACAAGTACAACTACATCTTATGTACCTGACTGTGATTTTAGTATATCATTAATGGATGAGTTAAGTTGTGAGATAGATGGTGTAGGATATATAACAGTTCCTACTCCTACAACTACAACTTTGTGTGTAAGACCTACACCTTTAACTACTGCAACTTTTGTAGAAGGATATCAAATAAAAGGAACAACCACTCCAGTAATAGGAACAGCTACTGCACAAGAAGCATGTAGTGTAGCTGCGTTCTCATTTGGTACTATTGACATTATTCCTATTAGTTTTAATTATGAGTATAGTCCACTAACAAACAATACTACTAGTATACTTAACTCTCAAGTCTACTTAGGAACAAGTCAAAATTGTACTGTAGTTCCTGATGGTTGGTATAGTGTTCAATATGAACCTGGAACAGTGTTTTATGTAGAAAATGGATTTGTAAAAATAGAACAACCATGTGATTGTGATACTCTTACAACAACTACAACTATATATACAGGAGCATTTGATCAATGTTGCACATGGTTAATGAATGATGACAATGGAACTGTTAATATATATAAAGAAAATATACCAGATATGAATGGTATTCCAGTTACAATTCCTAACTATACTTCTGGTAAGTTAGCAATTGGACCAGATACAATATATGCATGGGATGGTACTGATTTAGATAAATGGGATATGATAGCATCTCCATTCAGTGCAACCTTTAAAGAAACATTTACTATGAGTTCTAGTAGTACTACTGGAATTATTGTAAAAGATAACAATACACTTATTGCTTTTACTAATGTAAATGTTATAGAAATTAATTTAACTTCTGGCTTAGCTGTAGAAACTGTTAAGTTTGCTTTACCTGCTGGTTATACCTTTACAACTAACTTATTGTATACTCGAACAGGTAAATTAATAACAGTAGGAAAAAATACTACATCAGGAAACTTCCATTACTTTGAATGGGATTATGATAATGCAGTAGTAACTCCAGAAATAAATTCTGAGATAATTAATTCAGAGTTTGTAAGTTGTAGAGCGATCATGTCATGTGATTGTGAGATAAGTATTGTATCAGAAGGTTCTACTTGTGAGAATTACTTATTTATAGTAGAAACTGTATCTCCTTTTAGCGTGATACCACAAGGGTGTTTAGACGATATAATAACTCCACCTACACCAAATGAAGTTACACCTATATGGAGTAAACTTAATATTACAAATGTAACCCAACAAGCATCTTGTGTTAGTAAAGGCACAAATCAATTTGGAACAACAACTACAACAACAACTTCACCTGCAACCACAACAACTACTACATCAATATATCCATGTTACGGATATGAGGTAGTGGGACCTCAAGTAGTATGGTACTCTAACTGTGTAGGAGATGAGCAAGCAATATCTGTACCTACAGGAGAAACCTTACAGTTCTGTTCGTCAGATAACACTATAACTGGTACAGGTATAACTTTATTAGGAGCATGTCCTTTATAATTAACTATGGCAACAATAATAATAAACTTAAAAATAACAAGCTCTAGTCCTAATGTAGGACCTTTTGATATCATTACTGATAGAGGTGTCACTGTGGGAAGCAATGTCTCATTAAGTGATCTTATCTTTGGTGTAAGCTATGAAGTAAATTCATCTGTAAAAGCGGTAACAGTTAAATCTAAAGGTGATTGTGAGTATTCAAAAACCTTTGAGGTTGTTAATATACCTAACCAACAATATATAAATGCTACATACACTCCTAAACGAACTGGATGTTTATGGACTCATTTAAGAAATGATACTTTATACAATTATTACTATGGAGATATAGCTCCTTATATAATTGAGTATCCTTTTGCATATAAGTATTACGATGAGATATTACAGAATGTAAAAGATTATAGTAAAGTATATGTATACTTACCTTCTACAGTAGGGTCATTTGATTCTAATAGTAAAGTGCAAGTCAATGATAAATACTTTAATAAAGCTGTTCTTTATAATGGTCAGCAATCTACTGGTATAATAGAACTTGTACCTAAACCTATGAATGATTTAAGTTCCTACTTACAGTATCCTATATTAAATACTGATAGTAAGACTATAACATATGCAAAGACAGATAGTTTCTATCAATACAATACTTTCTGGGCACTGCAAAAAGATGATGAAGTGCCTTTATTTAAAACATCATGTGAATCTAAATCAATAGATAAAGTAGTTAATCAAGACAACATGAATTACGGTGACCTATCATTTAAGAAGTCACAACTAAGAGCTAAGAATTTGAAGGTGAGACATATATTAGACAACTCTTCTATAACACATATAGTAAGTCAGTTTATTGTAACACCAGCACAAATATCATATAAGTAATGGCATTAACACCAGGTAAAGCAAAGAAGATGTTAAGCGATGGAACTGTCCATGGTAGAGGTCTGACTGATAAGCAGAAGAAATACTTCGGTGCTATAGCTGGGGGTGCAACACCTATGAAAAAGATTAACGGTGGTTGGTTAGATAAGTATCAAGAAGGTGGTACTATTAAAGTTAATTCTAAAAATGATCCTAGATATAAAGCTTACCAAGATAGTTTAAGAGCGTATAATCTTAATCCAGTAGTAGGTCAAAAGATGCTAGAATGGGAATTAGCTTATAATAAAACTTTTAAATCAGGTGAACTGGTGGATCATGGACCTATAGCGATTGAAAGTGAAGCAGGTAGTTCTGGTCCTGCAACAGAAAAATTTAATGATGTTCATGAAAGATGGATGAAATGGACGAAGGAAACACAAGGGAAGCTGGAAAAAGAAACAGGAATCAGACCAGATAGAAGTGTTCAAAATCCCAACTACATCCCTAGAAGTATCCTAAGAGATATGTTAAGAGAAGATAGTGAAAGAGAAGATATACCAGAGAACGTTCACCAATTTATTTATAAAAAACCAACACAGCCTGTAGAAATAGAACGTCTTAAACCAGTATCTTCATTAAATTCTTCTGGAATTACACCTATTAATGTTTCTAATTCAATAGAAGCTAGTCAGATAAATATACCACAAATAGCTACATCATATGAGGCTATTATATCACCAGATGAAAACATGGCAAATCCTAATCCTTCCTGGATGTCAAAAGAAATAAATGTAGAAGGTGACAAAAAAAGAATGGAGGAGCTTTTAAAAATGTATGGCAATAGTAGATCTAGAGATATACAAATTAATCCAAAATATAAAATGGGAGGAAGTCTTCCTGGTGCATCTGGTATGATGTATTCACGTTCTAATACTCCACCACCTCTATACACACAATCAGAAATGAAAGCTAAGTCAGGTGGTAGATGTTGGTCTGGATATAAAGCTGTTGCAGGCAAGACACCTTTTAGTAAAGATAGTTGTAAGAAAGCTCAGGATGGTAGAGAGATAGCTATAGATAATACAGCCGTTCGATCAATTAGGATTCCAATTATAGATAAGACAAAACTGAAGAAGTTTCCTAATGAAATACCAGTTGTACAAAAAACACCACCAATGTTTTCACAGGACAACAGAACTTCTGAGCAAAGAAAAATAGATAGAGCATATACTAACGAGATGAACTCGCCTATCTTACCAACCGGAGCAATGCCTCTTACATATCTATCTAATCCTTTTAGATTGATAGGTGATATATATAATTCTACTATACAACCACTAGCAACAAATATATTTTCTACTTCCACACTACAACCTCTTACAGGAGATTTATTGACTAGTGATGAAGTGGCAAGAAAACTTAACTCAAGAAGAGTTCGAAGAGAAAGAGGTCAGATATCACGAGGAGAGCAAATGTATGGAAACCTTATGCAAGGACTTCCTGAAACAGGATGGGCTGCAGCAAATGTTTTTGGAGGTCCAATTATTAAAGGTGGTTTAAAATATGGAAAACAATTTTTAAACAAATTTCTTCCCAGTAAAAATACTTTACAAAATATTTATAGGTACTATAAAAACCCTTTAGGAGATGCTTTTAAAATAGGGAATAATAATCCTAATATACCAACTTTTCTTACTAGAGGTCAGAATCCACCAAACCCACTTAGAGGTAACTCTAAGATAGATGCGAATAATTTTATGCAATCATGGACAAATCCTAACAATCCAAGTTTTGTGTCTAAGTTTGATGATCAGATAATGAAGCCTTTTTCTACTGGAGCGATGAATGAAAATTATCTTAGAGTTCAGACAAGAGAACTAAATGTGTTGAAACAACAATTAGATGATTTTGTGAAAGAAACAGGTAATAGTGTTCTTCCTAAAGCCAAAGCTTTACAAAAGTCAATTACTCAATTAGAAAATAACATTAATGGTTTTTACAAAATACAATATAGCGAGTTAGCAAGAAACAACATGAAAGCAATACAGGCTGGCGAGTTTAATACTGTATACAGTACCACAGGATACCTTCCTGGAAGTGGTGGAACATATTACATTCCATACTCATCTCAACCAATGAATAATTGGAAATATATGTATCCAAATCAGCCAAATAAAATGGGTATAGGTAATAATAGTGTTGTTAAGCTAAGAGAGGTGCCTGTAGGAGCTAATAATGCTGTTAGAAATACAGCTAGAACAGAAGAAATGTTAACAGGTATACATGAAACTCTTGGCCATGCTAGTAATGTAGGAGGAACTGCTTTAACTAAACAGACTAACGACTTAATTAAAAATGCACTTAAACCTAATCCTAAAATAAAAGAAGGTACAAGTAAATACCTTCAGAAGTTCATTGGACGGCCTGATGCAACTTATAAAGACTGGGCAAAGTATTTACAAGATCCTACAGAAATGATTGCAAGGGTAATGGAACTTAGAAGACAATACATTAATCCAACATACTGGGGAACTAGTAAACAATATAATATACCAGATAAGTTAATTGACAGAATATTTAGAGATGGACTCTCTGGTAAGTCTAAAGTAAATGCAGACTTCTTTAGAGTTATAGATAAAAAAGGACTTAAGAAACTAATGAAAGGGTTATATGCTACAATACCAATGGCTATAGGAGCTGATGGATTATTAGAATATAAACATGGAGGTAATGTACCTAAAGCTCAAGGTGGATGGCTAGATAACTATGAGGTGATAGAAGATGACATGGGACAGTTAACTAATCCAGGAAAGATAACTAAAATAAACTCCAATAATATAACAATGAAGGGTGTCAACTACCCTGTACTAGGAGTATCTGACACTGGTGATACAAAGGTGATGCAACCAGGTAAAGATTATAAGTTTGGTGGTAACTCTGTAACAGAGTACCCTATGGCTCAAGATGGACTTACAACTAAAACACCAACACCAAGCTTTCCATATATAAACAGAGTTCCTGACACTTCACCTCAAGTTGACTTTTTAAAAGACTGGACAAATTCTCCAAGAGGTCAAGAACTATTAAGTAAGAGTTTTGATGGAGATGAAAAAGATATAGAGAAACTAACTTACAAAAGAATAAACAATTTAGATAAAGTTGATTTTAGTATAGACGATCATGCTAGTGATTTCTTAGGTAGATATAATCGCAACAGGCATGACATTAAATTAAACTCTAGTCTTCTAGATACATCAGAACCTAAACTAATAGGTAATCAAGATAAAGATGTAGTACTTCATGAGTTGTCACACGCTCAAGATTTCTCACCAGGTGCTGAGTTTAACAGAATAACCATACCGCTTAGTGATCAAAAGCTTATTAATAAATATAGAAAGAGAACTATTAAGGACACAAAGAAATTAGATGCACCTAGAAAAGTTAGAAAAGATATTAAAGACAGAGTAAACTATATAGGTGATCCAACAGAAACTAGAGCAAGACTTAATTCTATTAGATACTTCTATGAAACTAGTCCAATTGGAAAAGAGGAAGGAATGCCTAGCATCTTTGATTCAGAGGTAACTTCTGACATGATGGAAGTGATGAAAGATAATCAACAGTTTAGAGAGTTGCAAGAGGTATACAACGATGAGGAAATACTGGAACTTTTAAATACTGTATCAGATAACAGTAAGTCATCTGGTCCTTCTAATATGGCATATGCACAAGAGGGTAATAATATACCTCTTAAGACAGTTAATGAGTTTGGTGAACTAGAACGCCTGACCTATCCAAGTAGTGTGTTTAAAGACAAAGAAGGTAATCCTCAACAAGTATCTCTTTTAGATGAAGTAGTTGTTACCTCAAAAGGTCCTATAACATCAGCTAAAGAACAAATGAAAGAGTATGGAATAACTGATGAATTAAGAAAAAGTTATGTTAAAGATAAATCTGAAAGAGCATATAATAATATAGTCCCTCAAGGTTATGGAAATATAAAAACAAGTCTTGATAGGTACAGAAGATTTAAAGGAAATCTAGGGCGTGACCCAGAAGCTTTGTGGTATGACGGACCAGAAGATGATAAGACTCATTATACTATACCTAACCGAGATGATGCATTTAGACTATATCTAGGAATGCCACAAATTAATAATAGTTTTTCTGTAAGTGATTACAGACCTGGTGATTCAGAAGATAAAAGTATGGTTTATTTAAAACCTACTTATTTTCAAAATCCAGAAATTAGACAAGAACTATTAGATGATTATTTTAGGAAATATAATTCAGGGATTGATGAAAAGTATGGTCTAGGGTTTCAAGATAAAAGAGGAATAGGTAATGAAAGACAATTATCAAGAGGAGAATGGCAAGGAGATGGTACACCATTCCCTAGTGCAGATAACGCTTTAGGAGACTTTACTTTTGATATGGGAGAGGATGACAAAGGAAGCTACATATCTATATATGATATATGGGACTTACAGCCATTCAGTAGCACAGGCGAAGGATCGTCTCTAAATAGAGCTGGTAAAGCATTACTAAATCTTTTTAATAAAAAAAGTGGTAAGAAAGCTACTTCAGAATCAGAAGCATCCGAACTATTTGGAGCAGGAAAACCATTTGAAGTATATGAAAGAATATATTTTGATCCAAAAACTAAGAAAATAATAGATATGAAACAGGGAGGATCTTTGGAGAAGAAAGCTCAATTAACTAACTTTACGAACTATAACACCCCACAACCAGGCGGCTGGTTAGACAAATACTAATAATATGAAAGCTCAAATATTAAAAATAGCAGGCGTTAAGTCTGAAAAAGAATTCTACAAGAAGTTTCCTACAGAAGAAGCATTCTTAAAAAAACATGGAAAAGAACTAGCTAAGCTTAAGAAAGCTGCAGTAGGTGATGTTATAAAATATACTGATGTGGAAGTTGGTAACAATAAACCAGTGATTGATGAAAACATTCAGAAAAATGTTCTAGGTCAGTTTGATCAGTTTAAAGATAAAGCTTTTGAACTTGGTGTTAAGTCTATGACTACTGATGAGGAAAAAGAAATGTATGAATACAAAGCAAAGGTGGATGCTATGTATAATAAGCAAAATTCTGGTGGTGGTGGTTTAATGGACTTCTTAGGTAGTGAACAAGGTATGTCAGATATTACTTCTATCTTTGGAGAAGATAGTGGATTTGATCCGAGCATGCTTACAAGTCTTATTGGTGGTAAAAAGGGTGCTAAAGTTAAAAAGTTTACACCTCATATGATGTATGATCCTAAGACTAAGAAGGGCAAGAAAGCTATGACTTACAAAGAGCACTTAGCACTTAAGAAAAAAGGATGGGGACATGATGCACCTAAAGCACAGGGTGGTAAAGATGTAACAGAAAGAGTTTCAGACGAGGAGATAAATAACATGTTTGCTAAACTTAAACAAACAAAAACTTTTAATGATCTTGAAACTAAAAAGTTAAAAAACAAAATTGATTCTTTAAAACTAAAACGAAAACTAAAAAAGAAAACACCTAAAGCTTTTATGGGATTTGGTGGTGGAGGTAGTGGAGGTGCTAATACTGCTAATAAACCCTCTGGATTTAGTAATTTCATGCAAGGAGCTTCTGATGTATTTAACTCTGATGCTGTACAGAACTTTGGAATTCCTATTGTTAGTGATGCTATTAAAATTGGTGGTCAAATTAGACAACAGAAAGATGCTTTAAAAGATCTCAAACAAATGACAGAAGTTACTGGTATTGCCAGAGCTGCTGCTATGACTAAACCAGAAGAGATAGAAAGAGACTATGTACGTCCTGAAGATATACAAAATACAGGAGAAGAGTTCTTTCCAATTTATGGTGTAGGTACAAATGTTCTTGCAAAAAATGGAGCTACCTTATTTAATAATCCAGAGTATGCACCAATAAATAATATAAATAAAGCTAAGACTTTTATGAATGGAGGTTACTTACCTCAAGCAAATGCTGGATTTACTGGTTTTGATCCTAGTACTATATCTTATGGTGGAGGTGCAGGATCAGGTATTGGAAATGCATTTGGTGATGCTGTAGGTTTTAACAACGATGCTGGATCTAATATTGGTGGTACCATAGGTGGAACTATTGGTTCTGCTTTTGGTCCTCTAGGATCTGCAGTAGGAAGTTTTCTTGGAAGTGGTATTGGAGATCTGCTAGATAGAAATGATAGTAGACAGAAGATAGAAAGAAAAAAAATAGATAGAAATGTTAACTTTATGCAAAACATGAAAGTGGGGTCTGGTATTCAATCACAATATGCTTCACACATGAAGCAAGGTGGTTCTGTTTCAGGAAACGGAGATGTTAAAACTTTATGGGGTGGTGATGTTAATGCAGTATCTTACAATCCTTATGCTGGTGGTGAGAGTATGTTTTTCTCTGGAAACTCTCATGACTACAGAGATCCTGAAACAGGTGAAACTGGTATTGGTGTAGCGTATGGACCTGAATCTGTAGCTAATAACGAACCAGTAGTAGAAGTTGAAAATGAACCAGGGCAAATAATAACAGAGAATGGGCAAGATAATTTAGTTATATACGGAGACTTAAAAATACCAAAAGGGTATGCAAGTGAAATTGGTGATGAGAAAGCTGGTGGTCAAAAGTTTAAAAAGTATGTAAACAATCTTAATGATGAAGAGGCAAGAATAAATAAACAAATGGTTACTGCTGTAGATAATGCTGCTGATATTGATAATACTAAATGGGGAGAACTTTTAAGATCTACTTCAGATGCTATTATAAATGGTGGTGATATGAAATTAAAAGATATTGCTAATAAGAAAAGAGTACTAGCTGATATTCAAAGTGCATTAAATGATACCTTTGAAGAGAATGGTATTGATGGTAACAAGTTTATTACTAAAGGAGTACTTGAAGACATTAAAGATACAGAGGACTATGCGAAGAATGGTAAAAAGGAAACATATACTAAGTATGCTGAGAGTGGTAGAAAGATACCTAAAGCTCAAAATGATGCTAACCTAAGTCCAGATGAAGGTCTTACTTTAAATGAGCTACCTTTTAAATCAGAACAAGATGCAATAGATGCTGGTTACACTAAAGATGAAGATAAAAACTCAAAAAACTTTGGTAGATGGTTTATAGATGAGGACTCATCAGAGATGCTGTCCAACGTTGATGTTAGTTTTATGATGGAGATACCTGAAGATCAAGAGTTTGGAGGCTCTGAGATAGGAAAAATGGTTAATAAAGAAATAACTGCTGATCAATATAATGATTGGAAAAAATCCAACAAATGGTTTTTTGATAAGAACCCTGATTGGAAACCTAATTCAAAAGAAGATGTAAAGTTTTTCCAAAGAGAATATAATAAGAAAGTAAAAGAAGAACAAGGTGGTTCTAAAGACAGCATAAAAGAAGATGGATTCTTTGGTGATCAAACAGTATCAGCTAAATATAAAAGTGAAGATAGTAATACACCTAAGACAGAAAGACGTTACAGAGATGTTGAAGTAGAAGAAGAAGAAGTTGAAGAAGAAATCAAAGAAGAAGAAGACGATTCTAAAATACCATTTGATCCAAGTCTACTTAGACCGTTGTTTAATAGACGTGTAAGAAATAATTTAGATTATAATCAAATACTGCCTGAGATTAATGCTGCTGCAAATAATCAACTTGAGCCTGTATATGCACAGCAATACAATCCAAGGCTTAGAGTTCCTTATGATATTAGCATGCAAGATCAAATGAATGAGATCACTGCAGCTACTAGAGCAGCTACGCAAAATCCAATAGTTCAAAACAATCCTGCACTACTGGCAGCAATGCAAGCTCCTCAGTATGAAGCTATTAATAAAGTTAAAGCACAAGAGTTTAGAGCTAATCAAGAAATGAAAGATACAGTATACAGTGGAAATATTGAAGCGATTAACCAAGCTAGGATAATGAACATGGGTATTCTTGATCAACAACAAACAAGACAAGCTCAAGCTGTAGCTAATACAAAAGCAACACAACAAGAGATTGTTAAATCTATATCTGATAAGTATCAACAAAACAAATTAGAAAATAGAAGAGAGAAAGTTCTTAGTAACTTATTTCCTAACTACAACTTTAATCAAGGTTTAGATTTAAACAATCAAGGAGCAGCTAGTTTTTTTGTACCTAACATTACAGGAGGGCAAGGTAATAATACAGCAAACGGTCTAAACACTATTCTAAATGCTGTAGGACTTGGGGGATTACAACAACTTTTGCAAACTCCTGGCTTTAATCCAAACGCAGAACAAACTACTACTGATACTACAGGAGGACGACATGGAACTAAGCTTACACCGATAAAAAGAAAAGTAAAAAAGAATCAGAGAAATAGTAATATTCTAAGAGAATATAAAAATCTATAACAAATCTGATGAGAAAGAATTACCAGAATAGGTTATCCTATCTTGGAAAGTTCTATAAATAATAATACATTTGTTAAATTATGGCATCATATCTAGATAACATACCTACCTTCAATGAATACGTAGAGCAACGTCCACAGGATGAAATGCTTAAGGTTGGTCTGTTCAAACAACAACGTTATGAAGAGGGCGTTCAAAAAATCCAAAAGAGTATTGACAACATTGCTGGACTGGATGTAGTTAGAGATGTAGATAAACAATATCTACAGTCTAAATTAAACTCTTTAGGATCACAGCTTTCTGGTGTGGCAGGAGGAGACTTCTCAAATTTTCAACTTGTTAATACTGTAGACGGTATGACAAATCAACTAATTAAAGATCCTAATATATTAAACGCAGTAGGTTCTGCAGCTAAGTACAGAAAACAATTAGAAAATCAAGAAAAGATTAATGTAGATGGTAAAGGTTCTGAATCAAATGACTGGGACTTTAACAGAAGAGTAGAAGCATGGTACAACGGAGGTATTGATGCAAGCTTTAATACACAGTTTAAACCTTACGTTGACTATAATGAGGAGGCTATGAAGATAGTTAAAGCTCTTGCTTCTGACAGTACTGAGAATGATGTCTACATGGGTAAAGATAAAAATGGAAGAACAGTAATATATGATGCAATTACAAGAACTAAGATAGAAGGTATAACTGCAGATAAAATACAAACTGCTTTAAGTGCTGGCCTTTCACCAGATGCCTTTAGACAAATGGGAATAGATGGAGAATTTCAGTTTTCAAATCAAGATGATGAAATGTTTGCACAGAATGTTAATGAAAGTTATAGTTCTACTTTTGATATACTATTAAAAGATAGAACCAATCTAGAATCTTTAATGAGTAAAACTTCTACTGTTGAAAAAAAGTTACAGATTCAATCTCAAATAGATGCTATAGATGCTCAAACAAAGTTACTAAAAGAAGAATATGATAATGTATCTAGTACGTTTACTAGTGGAGATGTAGACAGTGCAAAGGCTAGATTATATAGTACTAATTGGATGAGAGACTTTTCCAATTCTATGTCTAGTCAGAACATTTCTCAAACTATACAAACTAATCCTTTTAAGACAGTACAGTTAAAACAGATGCAGATGCAGCAAGCTGCTGATCAATTTAATGCTACATATAAACAGAAAGAAAAATATAACAAATCAAGACTAGAAATAGAAAATGCTAAACTAAAGTTACTAAAGGATCCTTATGGAGGAGTTTCTCAAAGTAATCCACAAGAATTAAGTACTGCTGAGATTATAGCTAAAGCAGAAATAAATGTTCAAAACAATACGGATGCACTTACAAATAAAACTAATGGTGTACTTTCTAAATATAATCTTACTCCAGAATCTTTACAAGAAATGATGATTGTGTTAGAGTCTAATCCTGCTTCATTAAGAACAGATGTCAAGCAAGATCTAATTCAACTTAAAAAACTATATACAAAGAGTACACTTGAGAACAACATAATGTTACAATTACGTCAAGAGTCTGAGTTACTATTTGAAAATAATCTAGGGGATGGTGGATCATTCACACACCGAGGACAGACATATACAGTACAGGAAGCTGCAGATCTTTATTCTAGATTTAAAACAGATTATGAGAATGACGTATATCAGGACAGTTTGCCAATGATGTTTCTCAACCCTGGTAGTCTGAATGAGATTACAGACGAAGCATATAATAGAGCAGAAACGGAATTAACAGATAGAGAATTTGCTATATTTGAAATATTCTATGCTGAGGAGCAAGACCTGAATAATCAGTTTGAAATTAATGATCCTTATGATAGATTATATAGTAACCCTCAAGCTGTTAGAGATATAAACTCTAATGTTAAAAAATACTTAAGCACTAACAGGGACATTATGGAGGATGTAAATGAAAAAAGAAATGAATACATAGCTACTGAACTTCAGTCAACTACTATCATTCCTCAATCTGTATCTTATCAAGTCCCTTTAACTAATACTGCAGAGAAGGCATCGTTCACATCAATGTTATTAGGAATAGCAAATGATAGACAAAATCTTGATGATGATTTAGCAGACAATATAAGAAAGATAGCAAATGATATTACCGGTGCTAATGTTATTACACCGAATCAAGAAGGTGGAGATTATTCTCTCACAATAATGGGAGATATGGGATTAGGTAATACACCTAGTACAGAAAACATTGCTCTTACTCAAGCACAATACAATGAAATATTTCAAGGTAGGTTTGATAAAAGTCCTGAGTTACAATTCTTTGATGATAATTATCTTGGTGCTATGTTAAATACTAGAATGCCATTATTACAAAATCCTAATGCACCAGGTGGTTATAGCAGAGAACCTCAAACATTTTGGACTACTGCTCTTGATATGGAATATGAAACAAATGCAGAAAATGCTGGACTATCAGGACAAGCTGATTTTCCTAATACTCAATACTACGGAGTCAGTGGTAATCTTATAAGTTCTAACAATCCTAAATCATTAGAGACTACGTTTAGATTAATATTAAATATATATGATCCAGTTAGTGATAAATTAATTGAAGGTATAATGCCAGAAATGATAATAAGAAAAGAACAGGTGGTTCCTACTTTACAAGATATAACTGATCAAGTAATATATCAAATTCTTAACGGAGCAAATGCACAGTTTACTGATAAAACATTTAATGCATTAAAAAAAGCAGCAGAAGGTAACCAAAGAGGAACTAACTAAGAACAGTATGTCAAAAGAAATAAAGAAAGCACAAACAGGTATAAATCTACCACCAATGCCCACTGTTCCTAACAGTCCTGCAGGTAGACCTTTGTCTACAGGATTTACACAACCATCACTTCCTGGTCCTATGCCTAATATAGCTACACGTCCTAACTTAGGGGTAGCTACATCTAATCAAAATGAACCTAGTGCCCTACAATCTTTAATAAGTAATGCTGCAAGTCCTGGAAATCGAGGGAAGGGATCTAGAAATACAACAGCAGATGAATATGTAGGAGCTGATAGATATGATTATTTTCAACCATCATCTATGGGAGTTAATAATGAGGATCTAGCTGGACAGTATCAAAGCTTTGGAAGCAAAGCTATTAATGGTGTGGGTAAAGGTCTTATTCTTACAGGTACAACATTCTTACAAGGTACCGTGGGATTAGTAAATGGTATATATCAAGCAGTCAATGATGGTAAGTTTTCGTCTTTTTATGATAATGAATTTAATAGATCATTAGATGAAATTAATAAATGGTCTGAAGATGCTATGCCAAACTATTATACTACAGCAGAAAGTGAAGCTAGTTGGTATTCTCCTAAATATTGGAAAACCGGTAACTTTCTATTTGATGGTGTAATTAAAAATCTTGGATTTGCAACTGGTGCTTATCTTACAGGTGGTGCATATACAAGTGCACTAAAAGCACTTCCAGGAACCTCTAGATTATTTTCTATGGGTAAGGCTTCAGAAACTTTAGCTGCTACAGAGAAGGGATTAAGTGCAGCAAATAAAGGAGCTGGTGTATATGGTGAAATAAAAGCTTTATCAGATAGTTTCTTAACATCATATAACTTACTTAACCCAGCAGGAAGAGCTGTAGTAGCAGGGTTATCTACAACTGGTGAAGCAGGGATTGAAGCTCTTCACAACAGTAATGAGTTTAGACAAGAACTTATAGATGAATATAAAGCAGAGTTTGGAGTAATACCTTCAGGTGATGCAATGGAGAATATTAATGCAGCTGTTGAAGGAGCAGGTAATGCTTCTTTCTATGCTAATGTAGGAATACTAAGTGCAAGTAACTATATTATGTTCCCACGTATTGCACGTTCTGGATATAAGGCAAGTAAACGAAACATTAATGGTTTAGTAAGAGAGATAGATGATATTGCATATGAGGGAGGAAAGTATGCAGCAAAGACATCTAAGTTACATCCTATACTACGTACTCTAAATAATATTAGACCTTACACATTTACTGTTTCAGAAGCAGTAGAAGAAGTTTCACAGTATGGAACTAGTGTAGGAACACAAGATTATTACAATAAACAATATAATAATGAAGCAACAAGTTGGTTAACATCTGTAGGTGTAGGTTTAACTAAAGGTGTCTTTAGTGATGAAGGTGCAAAGAATGCAATGATCGGTGGGTTCTCTGGTGGTATAATGACCGGAAGAGGTAGGTATAGAAGAAATAAACAAAAGGCAGCAGATACAGCACAAGCTATAGAGATGTTGAATGATTTTCAACTCTCTGACTTTACAAAAGAAAGTATATACTCTAACAACAGAGCTGGTGTTTTAGGAGAAGAGTTAGAACAAGCTGCTGAAAGAGGTGATGCCCTATCATATAAAAACTTAGAAAGTCAATACATAATTAATTATCTTACTCCTAGAGTAAAGTATGGTAGATTTGATTTAGTTCTGCAAGACATAGCAGATATGAAAAAGCTTGCTTCTACTGAACAAGGTTTTGCTCAACTGCAAGCAGAAGGAAAGGTGCAAGATGGAGATACTAAAGAGGCTTTTATTGCAAGATTAGAAAACTTTAAACAAACAGGTGAAGATGTACAGAGTCTATACCAATCCTTAGAACTTAGGTATGGAGGAATTACTGAGAAAGGACCTGATGGAAAACAATATCGTGTTTATGGTCCAGACGTAATAAACAAAATGATATATGCAGCTTCTACAATTGCAGATACAGATAATCGTATACCTCAATTAACATCTGACATACAAGCAGTTGTTCCTACTTTAGATATACAACAAGTATTACAAGATATACTACGTGGAGAAACTGAAAGTTTTAATAATGCTGTAGACACTATATCAAACCTAGACGTACTCTCTGATATAAAAGATGAGCTAGGAGAAAAGCTAAATGATGCAGCTGCTCTAATTAAGATTAGAGAATTAATGCTTCAAGAGTATGAGCTTATAAAAACTAATCCTAAAAACTTTCAAGAAAAACCATTAAGTCAGGAACGTACAGAAGAAACATTAGAAGATGATGTTAATACTTTTGTGGTAAAAACTAAGAATGGAGATCAGTCATTACAAATAGGACAAGAGTATTTTGTGGGACAAGGTGTAAACTTTGAAGGAGAAACACCTCTTGATGAACCAGTAGTAGTAAGTAGTTTTGTTCCAATAGGACAGAATGAAGATGGAACTATTCAGATCAAAGATCAGTCTGGAGAGATAAGAGATGTATCAGCAGATGTTTTATTAGATTATAATGTAGGTAGAAAATCTACATTACAAAATAACAAGACAGCTAACTTTTATTACAGAAATAGAAATAAAGTATTTGAATTTAATTTTGGCAAAAACAAAGGAGGCGAAAGAAAAGGAAGACTTATGTACGATAATGGGAAACTGTTTTTTGTATATAAAGATTCTAATGGTACAATTGTTAAAAAATACGTACCTAATAAGTTGTTTGATCCTCAACCTGGATTTGATAAAGCAATAATTACTCCAGTAGGAACAGTTACTGCTGAGCAACAAGAAGCTGCAGATCAGTTTCTTAGTCCTGAAGAGTTAGCAAAGAACGAACAAACTCTTCAGTCAAATAGAGAGAGCAGACTTAAGATAATGAATGACTTAGGTGTAGAATCTAAGAGAAGATTAGAGGAGATAAATAAACAGTTAGAGAAGGACAGAAAGAAACTAGCTATCATTAAGAAAGACCTTGAGTCTATCTATACAATGAAAAAGGGAGGTCCTAGAATAAAACTAACATATTCTAAGGCACAAAAGAATTTTACCAGAGCTATAAATAACTACACTGCTATGGAGCAGGATACGCAAGATCGTATCACAGAGTTAGAAAGAGAACAAGAAGAGCTTGATTTAAACATTTCATACTTTGAAGCATTTGAAGTAGATCTATTAGACTTACCAGGTAACACTGGAGAGTTTTTAAAAGAATTAAAAGATCAACTTTCTTTACTAGAACAAAATGGAAAAGCTGTAAAGAACGAAATAAAAGCTAATAACAAATTACTAGACTCTATAAAGAAAGCTGCTAAGAAAGCAGCTAAGCTACTTAAGAGTGCTTTAGAAACTACATATGTATATGATCAAGACTATGGTGATTATCTAAGAGAGCTTTTAGAAAAAACTGCTACTGGTGAAGACTTACTAACTACATGGCCTTTATTAAAACAAGAACTAGCTAATTTTAATCTTACTAATGATATACAAAAGGAAACTAGTATTTCTGAGAGAGGTGTATTTGATGCATTACAAAGTCTTAAAGAATTAGAAGCTACATTAGAGAGTCTAAGAGGAGAGTATAAAGCTAAGAAAGCTATTGTAGATAGATTCCAAAGAGTAATGGATGAGTATGCTGCAGAACAACAAGCTCAAGATAAGATTGCTAATGACACCAAGTTAATCTCAGACTTAAACCAAACTGCAGTTACGAGTCCTGTAACATATGCGGAACCAAAATCATTTGATCCTATTCCTAAAAAGTCTAACGAAATAGTTCCAAGAGCTAGTATAGGACAACCTGATGGCACTATAAAAGATCATCAAGTTAGATCTAATAAGTTTGGAGTAAACTTAAATAAGTTTGAGAATAGAGATCAAATTCGTGCTGTATATGTAACACTTAAAACTCAAGACCAAAGATTAGATGGTGTTGTACAAAGAATACTTGATGATGGTAGTCCAGAACTTATGGAAAAGTTTGGAGACTCTATTATTGTTATGGTTATGATTGATACAGCTGGTAACCTAGTAGGGGTTGATGGGAAACCAATTCCTAATACTGAGAATGAATTAGATAATGCTATATACCAAACTATACCTGAAGCAAATCTTAGTAATAGTAAAGGTAGTATGTTTAGAGGAGAGAATGAGGCAACAGCTAAAATTAAAAAACAGTTTGCTGTGTTCAGACAACAGATTCTAGATAAGACCATGATAGGTGTACCTTTTCAGGTGGAAGCATCTTTTGGAGTACCTGTGTATGAACAAGATTCTAACGACAATGATGTCTTAGGAACTACATCTGTAGTAGAAGCAGACTTAATTAGTGAAGAAGATTTATCTAAATCTAATGTAATATTTATTCCTACAACTAATCAGAATATATTCAAAGGTACAGTTGCATACTCTCAACCTTTTGGTAGTGTGTTTTTAGATCTACCTAATGGATATGTTAAATTAAGAAATAGAAAACATACTATACAGGAAGCAGAGGCTATATATGATGCACTGTATGCAGTATCTAAAGAGATAGTAGATTTAGATAAAGGGGCAACTAGCGATATGTCAGTGAGAATGTTTAACTTCTTACAAGGTGTAACTTATTGGGGAGTTCCTGTAGACGCTAGTGGTAATAGAAAAACAGCCGGACAGAATAGTGTATTCTTCCAAAAAGAAGTTGCTCAAACAGTAAAAGGGTTAAGTTTTACTAAACTTATGCTAACGTTAGGAACATCAGTAAATAATATACAGTTTAATCCTGTATCTATATCAAAGAATAAAGAACTTATTATTGAGACATTAGGTCAAATGTATAATAATATTGACAATTCTAAATTACAAAATATAGAACAACCATTTGAACAAGTAATAAAAGTTCTAGATGATGGAACAGTAGAGTCAATAGTGTGGCCTAACTATCAAACCTATTTACTATCTAAGAATATACCAGGAGGGGGCACAAGAGAAAACTTCCAACTTCCTTTACATACAACTATGAAACCTGTAATAAAGGGTAGTGATGAAGTTAACAGAAAGGGTGTATACTTTGTAAACGAAGATAATGCTGAAGATTTTATATCTGAAGTAGTACTACCAAAACAAACACGAGTTGAGGTTATTAAAAAGACTACATCTTCAGAACCTACATTACCAGAACAAACTAGTGAGGTTGTATTAGATAATAAAACAACTAATACATTTACTAGTCCTCAAGGTTCAAAGATTTTATTTAAAGCTGGAAGAGATGTTACTAATGAAAACTATAATGACGAAGGTGTCATTACAGTTATGATGAATGATAACTTAAAGACTTTGCTAGATGCAAATCCAGAAGGACCTTTAAGAGATAAGTTAAAATTCAGTATAAGATATGCAATCTTTAATTACATATCACCTGACTTAGCTAAGTTAAATGCACAAGAAGCACAGACACAAATGACTGTAACTCCTGAAATGTTAGCTCAGATTCAGGCTAGAAGAGACCAAGAAAATAAACCTCCTCTAAGTGATTCAGTTAAGGATGCATTAGAGCGTGGTAGGAACAACATGAACAATGAAGTTCTGCGTGAGGTTATTACT